AACAAGTTTCCGATGTCTTCTCCAATTGAAGTGCAAACCGAGGTTCGCGAATTCGCCACAAATTCGCAAAATGATTCCGGCTCAGACCCGGGGAATGGTCCACCCACAGACCCAAATGGACTACCTGGTCCCAACGGAGCACAGCCTCCAACGCCCAGTAGTCCACCACCAAACCAAATAGCCCCGCCCTCAGCGAGCCAACTGGCCTCTGGTGGAATTTACACGCCGCCTGGTGTGCGGGCAGCCATTTTTCCACCCGTCGATGACGACGAGTTTGAAGCGCGTGGTTTTACATCCGCCCGCAATTGGACGGCTGCTTCGACCCGTGCTCTTGGTGCCCAGGCGAAGTTGGTTGTGAGTTTTGCTAAAACACCACGGCTCAATACATCTGACGAAATCGCTATTGGTCATGATCTGACGACCTTTGACACCGCGAAATTCAAAATAGGGAACGATGAGATGCGGCAGGCAATGGCTGAACAACGAGTAACACTGCATCGTACGGTGTTTGGTGCCCTTAAGGGAGTAGTCAGGACTTCACGTGAAATCAACCTAGATTGGCTGAGATGCTCCGAAGTGCTGGGCGTGGTTGGCGGAGAAGAGTTGGCGACTCCCGAATCGTTGGTCATCGAACCAGCGTATGCTCCAGCGTTCGTTGAGATTGTGGATGAAAACGCCCTTAAGGCCCGACGTACGCTATCCACTGTCTTTCCCGACCCAACAACCAACTTAGCCGAGGTCAGTATCGTGGCACGCCACACGCGTGAACTGCTCGATAACACAGTCGAGTGCACACGTTACTTGGCACGGCTGGCCGTTATGTATGTTGAAGCACGATTTGCGGCTGGCACAAGCGCTGCCGCAATTACGTTCGACACATCGGCGATAACACCACTTGCGTCATGCCGCAACTGGAGTGAATACCGGTCACGCATCCAAAACGACGTGGCCGCCACAACTGAGACGAACTACATTCCATGGGTGAAGATGCAATCGTATGTCCTTCCGCATGAACTCACCTATGCACGCGTGTTGCGTCTGGCCGCTAGCGCCGACCTTCGGCTAATAGCGGCTGGCGCAACCGTAGAGGTGATGTGCTGGCCCGAGATAGTGCGCCCGATGTTTTATACGAACGTCGATATTCCAGAAGAAGACAGCTCCAAGGCACGCTGGTCTTTCTATGCCGCCGACATCTGGGTCGCAGGACGTATGTGGGCAGTGCGGTATTCTTCACTGGACACATACACTCAGCTAGTACAATTGTTCGCTCAGCTGTACTGGGCCCGTGCCGCAGACGGCATGCGACTGGTCACATGTTGGGAAAATTCAGTCGTTACTTTACCAACGGCACGCATGCGGGGTTTCATAATTGCGCCGTACCTCAAGTCTAAAGACCGGATAACCGAAATAACTAACAAAGTCGGACCAGAAGAATCCACACGTATGGCTTCAGAAAGCATTGCCACAGTTGCGATGCTCTCGCTGGCCGTGAGCTGGGTGAAGTGGACTTACCTTGACTATTCCACGCACTCGAAACTGTTCGATCCGGAGGAACTCACGGAGTCCATGACTCTGCTAAGGCGCATGGACGATGTCGTTCCAATCTGGCCGATGGTCCAGAAGTGGTTGAACGGTCTCGGTTACCCAGGTTCGATCGGGCGGTTTCTCGGCCGCGTCTCCTGTGGCACGACCGTGCACGGTTATGTTGATACCATCGGCACGCATATGGCAACCTGGTCTGGCGAATTGCTGTCTATTCTACCAATTCTGCCGGCGGGCGGGGGCGCTCAAGGATGGGTCAGCCCAGCACCCATACCAACGAGTCTTGCCGAAGCAGAGCAGGTCATTATGGGTGTAGAGTTGCCCGCGGCCGAACGCAACCGTGTGTTGGTATCTTTGGATGAGGTCGCACCCATAGATTTCATATGGTACCGCCAATCACGAACGTCCCGTGATGCGACAACAACAGCGGCCAAAGTGACACCGCGACTATACAACCAGTGTGCGGTGGATCTTCCACGACTGGCTGTGACAGATAAGAACGGCGATCGCTGGCGGGTCGCATTCCGGATACCAACCATGTCTATAGGCACAGCGAGCGAGCCACTACACGATCGCTTCAACCTAACATGGTATGTAACCTCAAAACGCAACGCGATTGGCAAGTATAAGGCCATGCCCGGCACAGTCAACGACACACCACCCACGACTAGCAACCACTCGGCGCCACCATCCACCGACATCCTCGAAG